ACACTATCAAACCAAACGATATTGTAAAATTTGATTCATTAAACTATATTCCTACACCAAGGAATTGGGAAACTAGTGCAGAGAATGCTACTATTAGAGATAATGCAAATAGTGCTTCAAGTGGTCAATTAAAGATAATTACTATTACTGATAGAGGAAGTGGTCTCGGAACATCTAGATCATACACAAATGTTCCGATTTTAGGAGATGGATCTGGAGCAGAGGCAACTATAGTTGTTGGAAATGATTCCACAGTAGAATCAATCAATATAACCAGAGGTGGACAAGATTATACTTATGGGATAGTAGATTTAAATTCAGCCGGAGTAACTGGAGATGTGCTGCCGACATTTAATGTAATTATTCCTCCTCCAGGTGGTCATGGAAAGAATGTTTATAGAGAATTGGGTGCTATAAGCACTTTGGTGTATTCTAGAATAGAAAATGATAATTTGAATCCGGATTTTATTACCGGAAATAAAGTTGCTAGAATTGGAATTATTAAGAATCCAGTTTCTTTTGGAACTAATAGTGTTCTTTTATCACAAAAAGCAAGTAATACATACGCCATTAAACTTACGGGAAATTTTGAAACTGCATCATTCCTTCCAAACTCTATAATAACTCAAACCATTTCTGGAGTAGGGACTGCAGTTGGTAGAGTTGTATCGTATGATAATAAAACAGGTGTTTTGAAATACTGGCAAGATAGAAGCATTGTTGGATTTGGAACTGGTGGAAGTTTTTTAATTCGTACCCCAGAATTTGGATCAGATCTTATTAGATTCTCATCTTCCGGTGGAACCATCAATGGAGTTTCAAATAATTTATCTGTAGATACTGCTTTTACTGGTTTAAGTACTACTATAAATAGTATGACATACAATCTTGGTCAATACTTTTCGAATGGTTTGTCAAATCCAGAGGTTAAAAAATATTCTGGAGAAATGATTTATATAGATAATAGACCTTCTATTACTAGATCATTAAACCAAAAAGAAGATATCAAAGTTATTTTGCAATTCTAAGTAAGAATTATGCCACAAGAAACTAATCTCAATGTATCGCCATATTTTGACGACTTTGATAAGAATAGTAATTATTATAGGGTTTTATTTAAACCAGGTTATCCGGTACAGGCCAGAGAATTAACAACACTACAATCTATACTCCAAAATCAGGTAGAGCAGTTTGGTTCTCATTTCTTTAAAGAAGGTGCAAAAGTAATACCAGGACAACTAACTTATGTTAGTAATTTTTATGCGGTAGAGATAAATAGTGAATTTTCTGGAACTCCAGTTAATTTATATTTGAATAATCTTGTTGGATCTATAATTTATGGAAGATCTTCTGGTGTAAAAGCAAAGGTTATCAAAGCTATAACTGCAGATGAATCAGAAAGAGGAAACATAACTTTATATGTAGATTATCTAGAATCTTCTTCCAATAATTTTTCTAAAAGAGAATTTTCTGATGGAGAAGTTTTATATTCAAATTCTGCAATACAGTTTGGAAATACATTTATTTCATCGGGAGAAGGATTTGCCTCTGCAATTTCTACAAACTCAACCTCAACAGGATCTGCATTTGCACTATCAAATGGAGTTTATTTTTTAAGAGGAACTTTTGTAGAAGTACAGGATGAAATATTGATCTTAGATCAGTACAATAATAAACCAAGTTATAGAGTAGGTTTACTTGTAAATGAACAAATTCTAACATCTGATGATAATATTTCTTTAGCAGATAATGCACAGGGATATAATAACTATTCTGCTCCAGGAGCAGATAGACTAAAAATAACTGCAACTCTTTTTAAGAAAGATATTAATGATTTTGATAATGCAAACTTTGTGCAGTTAGCAACTGTACAAAATGGTATTCTAAGAGAAATAAACAATACTACAGATTATAATATTTTAGGTGATGAGCTTGCAAGAAGAACTTTTGACGAATCTGGTCATTATTACATTAAATCATTTACAACTTATTGTAAAGAGAGCTTAAATGATGATATTGGAAATGGTGGAATATTTAAAGAAGGTGAGTTAACTTATTCTGGATCTGTTCCAAGTGAAGACTTGGCAATCTATAAGATAAGTCCAGGAAAAGCATATATTAAGGGATATGAAGTTGATTTTCAAGGTCCAACATTATTAGATGTTCCTAAACCAAGAACAACAAAAATAGTTCAAAGTCAGGCAGTTAATTTTGGGTTTAATCCGACAATAACTGTGGATAATGTGACTGGTTCGCCTCTAATTGATTTTAATACAACATCAATACTAAGTCTAAGAGATGAGAGAGTAACTAATGATGCAGGATCTGCTGCAGGAACAGAAATTGGTGTAGCTAGAGTATATGACTTTGTTTTGGAGCAAGGTGGATATGATGTTCCAAATTTAGACACAAATAGATGGGATTTGACTTTATTTGATATTCAAACCTATTCAAAGTTGACTCTAAATGAACCAGTTACTTTATCGATTCCCACATATATTCAGGGATCACAAACAGGTGCTACTGGTTATCTAAAGCAACCTGTTTCTGGACTAAGCACGATCACGGTATATCAAATTAAAGGAGAATTTTCAGAGAAAGAAAATATTATTTTCAATAACTCAGATGAGAATCAAACTTCTAGATATGTAACTGATATTAGAAATTATGGTATATCTGATATAAAATCCGTTTATTCTTCTAGCGTAGGATCTGGAATTACTTTCACGGCAGATACTATACAAACAATTTCAAATACTATTGGAAATGCTACAATAACACAAAGTATTGGTGGTATCTCTACTGTCACTGTTAATGGAGTTAATATTTCTGGTATAGTAACGACTGGAAATTTAATTAGATACAGTCAACCAGGAATATCTACAATCTCTTATGCGAAAGTGGGAGAAGTTTCTTATCTTTCAAGAGAATTTCAAATCTCACCAGTTGAAAATGTACAAGGTGTGGTGTATGGTAGTTTACCAACAACAGAAGTTAATGTAAATGACCTATCAGTGGTAACTACCAAGTTACAATTAAATAGTGATAGTGGAAATTCGGCAAGTAACAATTCACTATTCAGCGTTCTACCAAAACTCAATATTGAATCGGTAGATCTTAATGAATCGCAAATAACAATAAGAAAGCAATTTGGTAATATCAATATCACCAACAATTCTACCGATCCAATTGATGCTGGCAATAATGAAGTATTCTTACCATTTGATGAGGAAAGATATATTCTTATTAGAAGTGACGGAACACTTGAAACTTTGACTTCTGATAGATTTGAATTTCAATCAGGATCAACTAGACTAGTAATCAATAACTTGGGAACAAATGATACAGGTGCTGTACTGATTGCAACTTTAAGAAAGAGTAAAATTAAATCAAAATCTAAGAAAAAGAAGATAGTAGATAGTATTATCATTAATAAGTCTTCAAACTCGTATTCTGGAATTGGACAATCTACCACAAATGATGGCCTTACATATGGCAATTATCCATATGGAACAAGAGTACAGGATAAGGAAATTTGTCTAAACTATCCAGACATAAATCTTCTTTATGGAGTTTTTGAGTCAAAGGATACTTCTAACCCAGATTCTCCATCGGCAACTATTGGTTCTATGGATGGACCAACAGCAACAACTAACGATTTAATAATTGGAGAAACTTTAGTTGGAACTATTAGTGGTGCAAGAGCATTATATATCGAAAGAAAGAGTGATACCTCTATTGGATATATTTACGAAAATAATATTAATTTTATCAATGGAGAACTCGTATCATTTACTCAATCTAATGTTAATGGAATTATTGGATCTATCAATGTTGGAAGTAATAATATTACCGATAGATACAGACTCGATAATGGCCAACGAGAAACATATTTAGATTATTCTAGGCTTATAAGAAACGGATCATCACCAGAACCAGAAAGAAAATTAAAAGTCTTTTTCATGCGTGGATTCTTTGAAGTTTCTGATGATGGTGATATTACAACTGTCAATTCTTACAATACATTCAATTATAAGAATGAAATTCCTTCAATTTCTGGATATAGAGTGACAGATTTGATCGACTTAAGACCTAGAGTAAGTGATTATACAGTTTCTGAAGGAAATAGATCACCATTTGAGTTTAGCGGTAGAGATTTTTCCGGTTCAACTCATAGCTCTAAAAACATTATTTCTTCTGATGAGTCCTTAATTTTAACTTATTCTTATTATTTACCGAGAATCGATAGAATTTACTTGAACAAGGATAAGTCATTTGTCGTCAAGTATGGAAATCCATCTGATAATCCAGTATTACCAGAAGAAGTTTCTGGTGCAATGAATATTGCCAACATTTTTCTTCCTGCATATCTCTATAACACTTCTGATGCAAGAATTGAATTTGTTCAACATAAGAGATATCAGATGCGAGATATTTTCAATCTCGAATCTAGAATCAAAAATTTAGAATATTACACATCGCTATCACTACTAGAAACAAACACTCAAAATTTATTCGTTGATGATGGACAAGGACAAAACCGATTTAAGTCTGGATTTTATGTTGATAATTTTGGTTCATTATTAACTCAAGATCTATCAAATGGGGTAAAGAATAGCATTGATGCGAAGCGTGGAGAATTAAGGCCATCACACTATACAACAAATTTAAAGTTAGAAGTCGCAAATAATACAATTTCTGGGTTGGGGACATCAACACAATTAAATGGAGACAAAAGATATGCAGAAGTATTTGGGGCAAACATCAAAAAAAGTGGTGATGTAGTCACACTTGATTATTCAGAAACTTCATGGTTAAGACAACCATTTGCTACTAGAACTGAAAATGTAACTCCTTTCTTTGTAAAGCTT